GATGTTAATCACAGCATCTTCCAGCGAAGTCTCGTTCAAGTCAGCCGCAACGGTAGGACGGTTAGCGTTAGTGCCACCGTTTACCAGCGGGTGAGATGTGCTGAACAGCGTTACGCCGTCACCAGAGTTGAAGGAAGTAAAGCCGTTGTTAAGGGGATTAGCCGCCTTAACCTGCTTAGTGTGAGCCATAGCCCGAGCCAGCGCCTTAGTGTAACGAGCAGACAAAGAGTCATACAGGTTATCTTCCATAGCTTCTTCAGTGATGGAGAAGCCAAGGGCGATGGTTTCGTGGTTATAGCGAGCAGTGAACGACTCCTGCGCCGAGTCATAGCTGATGGCGGCGCCTTCAGCTTTAACTGGTGCGGCACCAAAGCCGGACAGCTTCACTTCTTCTTCAAACGAGCGCTCAGATGATTCAGTGTCATAAATCATCGTGTGCTCATCGTCATACCGCTCATACTCCAGACCAAACAAAGCGTTAAGGCCGGGGAGCAGTTCTTTCAGCATTTGTGCGCGTGAAATAGCCATTACCTAGTTCTCCTTAAACGCCAAGTGCCGTCTCGTATGCGTGACTAAGCGGCAGGTAGGTCACAACGCAGTCGGTGAAAGAATCACCTACTGAACTCTTGGGACCGTCCACGAAGTCCACAATACGAAGCGGGAACGTGTTGGTGGTTGCAATTGAGCTAGCGTCAAGAGCATTTTTGCTCCTTCCGATAGACGTTGAGCCAGCAGTGCTGATAGCTTGTACGTTATTACCCAGACCAGTCTGAGCAATAGAGCCATCACCCTGCATCTGGAACAACAGCTTCGGATCATCAACGACGTAAGCCATGATGTCGTCCGCCGCAGTTGATGCGGGGAAGTACTGGTTAAAAGTCAACTGACCAGTGCCGGGATCGGTATAGGAACAGCCGACAAAAATGCCGACAGTGCCTGCAACGACAGCAGTAGTTACTGCCGCCTTCTCTACCGTACCAGTCGCGACCAGCTTGACGAAATCGCCATAGAAGATGTCCGTAGCGTAAGCATTGGCAATCTTAATATGGCGTACTTTTCCGGTGAAAGAACCAGAGGCACTTAGAGTACCTACGGGTTCCGCACCCATCGGAGTAGCTGATGTAGCCATCTTTGATCTCCATTACGAGAGTTGAAGGCCGGTGCTCTCCGTTTTACCGGAGTCAGCTCCGACCAAAGGTAGTCCGAGTTGACCGCTCAGGTTGCAGAACGGGCATTCGGGGGTCGTTTTGCTTGAGGAAGTTGTTGTCCACAGACTCCATCTGACTCTCAGCCATGTTCTGGAAGTACTCCTCTCGTTGCTGTACTTTGCCCTCTGGGGCTTTGCACAGTAACAAGCCGCCGATCTCAATGTTCCCTTCAAATCGGGAGTTGATATCAGACATGACTTCCAGCTCTGGGTGGTCTTCAGACTTGACTGGAACCCATCCCTCTCGGAACTTCTGAGAGACGTTCGTGTTGTCCGCATGGCCCAGTGTGCTTGTGCGTACCCAACGGAATACCCACCCGTCTTGCGGGTCAGGTGTTGGTAGTACGGAGGCCGGCATCCACGAATCGGATGGTCGTTGTTCAACTTCTCTGGACTCAGCGTCCCTTTTCTTGCGCTGTTCTGCCATTTTATGACTCCTTAATGAGCTGGTTGGCATACTGTTCTGGGGTTAACCCTAGTCGCTTTGCGAGAGCGAGTTGGGTGCGGCTCAACCTCACTTTGCGTGGTTTCGCGCCGTTATTCCTAGAGGAAGGCGCCACTACCACGGAAGGGCTTCGGGAAGTCGAGGAAGACTGCTCGTCCTGAGACGGTTCGTCTGAGCCACTATCTCCTTCACCGAAGTAGTCTGGAAACCGTGACCGCATGGTGCGATCAATGGCTTCAAAGTATTCATCCGAGTTGGGGTCGAAGCCCTCGTCGCGGATGAGTTTTTCATGCACGCCGTAAGCCAGCGCGGTCATATCTTTCTCTTGGCCAAACCAAGGATTTTCTTGGGACCACTTGAGCGCCTTGGCGGACGGCTCTGGTGGCTGATGCACCTGCGGCTGTTGCGGCGCCGGAGCCTTGAACTCCTCCGGCGCCTGCTTGGGCCTGTGCTTGATTTCGTTTAGCTGATAATCAGCCGACTTCAGCTCTGACTGCGCATTGATAAGAGCCTCTTGCGCTTCCAGAATTTTGTCGGTGTTACCCTCTTCATAAGCCTGCCGGTAGCTATTTTTAGCTTGATCGACAGCCATAGAAGCTCGCTCTCGTATCTGATGAACCAGATACTGCTCGCCCTCTTGAATGATTTTGTGATACTGCTTGCTTTGATCCGCGTACTTTTGAGCAACCCGGATAGCCTCTTCGCGAAGGCGCTCTGCCTCCTCGCGCTGGCGGCGCTCCTCATGCTGTTGATAGCGGAGCTTATTGATACGTTTTTTAACCTTCTCGGAGTAACCCTCCAGTTCGTCGTCTGATTCGTCCGACTTGGCTTCTGCCTTAGTTTCCTTGGCAGGCGGTCTACGATCTTCTGGCGGGCGGTCGTCAACGATTTCAATATCGACATTGGAATCCTGAGCCTCTTCGTCTGACTTTTTACCAATAACAGTCTTGACGCCAAAAAACTTGTCTTCAGCAGAATGCTCCTGCTGTTCCATTTGCTCTTCACTCATACCTTTTCAATCCCCCTCGGGTCTTGTACAACTGCCTCGACGCTGTCGTCGTTGATCAGGCGAAACTCTTTACCGTGTATCTTGAAGCGCGTCCCACTGTAGGAGCGCATCAAAACCCAGTCGCCTTCGTCGCAATATGGGCCGTTCGGAAAACGGGATGCGTCTTTGTAGGCATCCGCGCCCATCTTCAACACAAAACCGCAAATGGACCCGATTTCCTCTAAGTCCAGTGTCTGTTTTGCCTTGAGTATGCCGCCCTCTGTCGCCTCATCTGGCTCGGGAAGGGCTATAAGCAGTTTGTATCCCTTGGGATCGGGTAGTTGACTAGCAGTCTTTTGCTCTTCAGTCATGATTCCTTTTCCTGCACCAGAGTTAGGCGTCTGGTGTCACCATGCGCTACACCGCGTAGCGAATTAGTCGCGCTCTATCCTGTCGTTCAGATCAAGAAGTGCGCGTTCAGCGTAGGCCAGTCCTTGAATGATCCCTACACAGCGCGAGTACTCCTCCATGTCTTTGCATCCCCCGACCGCGATATGGTCGGTGATTTCGTTCATGTGGTCGCGATATTCAGTTTGGAGCGCCTGCAACATGTTGTTGCTTGCTTTTTTAGTCATCAACTAAGTCCCTGATTGCATTGAAACCGGCCTTGAAGCCTTCGATTTCTTTTTGCGACTCGTCCTTGCCCTGCTGGGTAGCTATCTTGGTGGCGAGTCGTGCGCTTTCTATGCGCTCTTGTTGCTCCATCTTCTGGAGATCAACCATTGATTTGCTTCGGGACTTTTCAAGATCGACCTGTATCTTGGCCATCTCGGTCTGCGCCTTAGTCATAGCTTCCTGTTCTTTGATGGCCAGCTCTTTCTGTTGCATCTGAACAATTGGATCTTGCTGTTGCTTGGCGATTTGCTCGGCTTGGGCCATCATCTTGGCCTTGCCGGTAAGCTGGTCTGCCGCGGGGGCAACCAGTCTGGAAATGCGGAGTTCAATGTCCTCCGGAAGTTTTTCATCTGGGCCGGGAAGTGCCACGCCCAGTTGCTGTTCGATCTTGGCGCGATAGGCAAATGCAACGTGCTCCGCGATGTGCGCTGACATTGCCGCCTGCATAGCCTTGGCATTTGGCGCCTTGGTGACCAGCTTCTGTATTTCTGGATTTTCCATTGCCGACATATGCACTTGTATGTGGGCCTCATGGTCCTGATAAATAAACGCCTTGACGGGATCGCCGTTCAAGATGTTCATATTCTCAGTGACTGGGTCGGTCGGCTTGATATCGTCGTCTGTCGGGACGATCTTGTCAGCGTCTTGAATGCCCAGCACATCCAGCATCTGGCGGTGCAGAAGTGGCATGTCGTACATTTGTGGCGCTGACGCGGCGAGCTGTAGTGCCGCCTGATATTGCATGATTCGCTGGGCCATCGTGCCCGCGTTGGGGTCGCTGACCGGGATAATATCTACCCGCTCGTCAAAGTCCTCGACCATAACCTGACCATCTTCAAGGTCATACGGGTACGTTCCCGGCCCGTAGTCCTTGACGATTTCTGACAGGATCTTTAATTCACTGGAGACAGCGGCGTGGACGCGGGCTTGAACCGCGCTCATCACCTTCATCTCCCGCTCAAGTACAGCGAGTGTGGTGCCAACCGGCGCTTCGCCATTGATATCCGAGGCTTTTACATCCGCCGCTGATGCGAATCTCCGGCCTTCCTGCACGATATCCCCAAGCAACTGGTATAGGACGTTGCTGGGTTCCTTGTAGGGTAGGAACGAGATGTTGTCGCGGATTGCGCCACCCGGAACGTCTACGTCTCGGAACTCTCCGGGCATGATGGGAGTATCATCGCCCTTGATTCTGAGTCCCCGAGATTTCAATCCCCCCGGTAGGTTGGCAAGCGTTCCGGCGTCTACCAACTGTCTCAGCAACGAAGTTGCCGACTTAGACAGTCCGCCGATCATGTGTACTAAGCCAAAGCCATAGAAGCCGAGTCCGGGCAGATACTGGTAGTGGACGTAGTGATCCCGCTTCAGTTTCTTGGGATCGTCTTCGTACCAGTTGCGCCGAATGGCCAGTATGGTTCTGGATGACTTGTCAATGGTAACGACATACGGCAACGCAATCCCTGTGGGGGCGCCACGGTCTGTGTCTTCAAACCCGAGCAAGTCAATATCAACGTGCATTTCCAGCAGGGTGTGCCGGTTGTCAAACTCGTAGTTCTCCGAGTCGCCGGTCAGCCGGTTGTACTTCTGCTGTATCTCTGAAATGTCTGGAGCAGGCGGCGGCAGGTCAATATTGCTATAGAACCCAGCAACCTGTAACTTCCTGATTTCATTGGAAGTTTTCTTCATAACGTGAGTGGCACGCTCGCACGTCGTCAGGTCTGACGCGCCATAACTCACAACGAAATCTTCTGCCGGAACAAACATCGCGCAGGGGCGGTCCATGTTCGGGTCAAAATACACCTTGCGGAACGCGGAGCCGGCAATCGGCAAAGAAAACAAAAGTTTTTCCGTTTCCGTCCGATACTCAGTCATGCGCTGTGTAATCAGGTAGTTGAGGTAGTTCTCAACCCTGTGCGCCTGCTTGGTCTTTTCGTCGGTTATCTTGCCGACGATGGAGGTCTTGACCGGCCCACTAGCAGGATAAATCTCCTGTATGGTCTGAGCTTGGAACCGGATAACCGCCTCGGACAGCATGGGGTGGAAAACACCACAAGCGCCCTCCCACGGGGTTGACCGGTCCTCAAACTTTAATCCTAACAAGTCAAGGCCACGGATATAGGCGTCTTCCCAGTCCGCTCGACTGTTACGATCTGACTCAAACTGAGCCACCAGCTCGCTTGCCAGAGCGTCGAGATCGCCTTCGCTCATGAACTCAGCCAGATTGGAGTCGTGACGGACCCCCATCAGCTCAGGGGCATTAGGGTCAAAATCAATGACCATGCCGCCTTCTTCGTCGAACACCCCTACCGATTCGGGGTTTTCGATCACGATCTCTAGCTCTTCGCCCTCTGGTGCTTCAAAGGGCTGGGCAAGCCGGTCAATAGCCATTTAGCCTTTTCCGCCCTTGCCGACCTTTTCCATAGTGCCTTTCGGGATTCTCACCCCGGCGTCATCAGGCATGACCTTGCCGCCCTTGAAGTAGCCCTTGGTCTTGGGGACGATTCCGCCTTCCTTCATCTTGCCCTCGCCGTCAGCGGCATAAAAAGGAACCATCTCACCGTCCTTTTCAACCATCTCCAGCTTTCCGCCTTTCTTGTAGCCCTTGGTCTTGATCTTGCCGCCACCGGCATACATCTTGGACTGTTTACGCATCATCGCGATCACCTGCATATAAGTTGTCGAATACTCTGTTTACGTCCAGCGTGTAGTCCAAATCCGACTTGGAGTAGTGGATGTGCTGAGACGGCCTAAAATCTGGTGCGCCCTCGCCTGTAGAGAACCACGCTGGGTGTGTCACCCTGACACGGTTGTTTGGCAAGGCCACTATGTTTCCAGTCCACGGTCCTGCATCTAACAACTCCATCACATGGCTCTGCTTGTGCTGGGCAGGGTCATCTGCGATCTCGTTGTCGGTGTAGTCCACCGTGAACATATACTTCGCGGGGTAGAAATTACCGTCTATCTTGGCAATCCAAGGGCATGGGGTTGCTCTGTCCAGCACATAGACACTGTGCTCTCTGGACGAACAGTCCCAAGGCTGTGCCGCATAGACCGGCATTGGCTCTGGCCACTCCTCAAAGGGGGTGTCCCCAACCAGTGCGGTGATCGGCATTCTGGCCCACATTGCGCCACCGTGAACATTTGGCTCGTCGGTGTCGTAGGTTTCGGCGCCAGTAAAAATTATCTGAAAACTCAAGCACCTACACGGCATGGTGGTCACAGCGATTGCCATCGCATGCAAAAACTCTCCGTGGTATTTACTATGATTGTGCGTGTACTCACGCCTTACCCAGCACTTGAAGTGCGGGATATTGCTTTGCAGAAAAGCCATAAGCCCCTCAGTAGTAGTTGGCGACCCTCGAATAGGGGTCGAAATCGTCCTCTTCGTCCGTCCGGAGCGCGACAAAGCCACCCTGCCGGTAACGGAGAAGAGCCTGCGTCGAGGAGTCAACAAGGTCATCATGCTCCCCAG